AGCTACACAACATAAATTAAATATACGTTTGTTATTAGAAAATCAACAAACTATACCAGAGCATACAGATATAACAGAAGCAATACTAGCAGAGCTTAAACTACTAGCAGAGTATGAAGATCAATTAGAAACTTTTAAGAAACATTTTGGAGATTAAAATGAGTAACTTAACAGTAGCACAACAACGTAAGTTAATTAGAGAGTTAAGAAAAGCATCTAATTTACATAAGAAACAAGCAGACTTAATTGAAAAAAGTTTAAGAAAAAAGGCTGTTAAATGATAGAGTTTAATTGGGGCAAGTATTTTACTGAAGAAGAATTTAAATGTAGATATACAGGTAACTGTAATATGGATCAATACTTTATTGACCAGTTAAATAAACTTAGAGATATATATGCTAAACCTATTACTATAAGTTCTGGATATAGAGATCCTACTCACCCTATTGAAGCCAAGAAAAAATCTCCAGGAGCACATGCTAGTGGTATGGCTTGTGATATTTCAGTTAGAGGGGCTGATGCTTTAAAGATTATTCATATAGCATTAGAATTAGATTTTACTGGTATTGGTGTAAATCAAAAAGGGGGTGGTAGATTTATACATTTAGATATATTAAATGGTACACCTCAAAGACCTAGACCTACTATTTGGAGTTACTAATGAACATCGAGCATGGAAAACAAATACTAGATGGTTTATCAATGGCAACAGTGGTAGGAGCATTAGTAGATGTTCTTCCTGCACTGGCAGCTATATTCACTATTGTATGGACAGGGATTAGGATATATGAAACTAAGACTGTACAGAAGTGGTTAGGCAAAGATAAAAAACGAATAATTGTTGAAGACGAGTAAAGACTATGACCATGAAACAACAAGTTAAATTAAATAAACAACAAGACGAAAGAGTAGCTAGAAATATTATTGGTTACAAAGGGCCAATGGAAAGTTTTAATAAATTTTTAGAATCTGACCCTGCTAAAAAACAACAGTATCTTATGGCTACTGCTAGAGTACAAGATAGAGTAAATTTAAAACGTATGGCTAAAGGTGGAAATATATTAAAGGCTTTTGGAGGCACTTTTGTAGATGACTCTGGAAAACTTATCACTAAACAAATAGATACAACCTCAGATACAACCTCAGATACAACCTCAGATACAACCTCAGATACAACCTCAGATACAACCTCAGATACAACCTCAGATCAAAATAAAAAAGTAGAACCTGTTTTAGCTACAGCAGAGGAAGTACAAAAAAAGTTTAGAGATGCTCTAAACAGAGAAGCTAGAACAGAAGACATAACTGAATTTACTAAATTTACACCAGGGCAAGTTGATACGTTCATTAAAAATAGTTCAGAATATGGCGAAAGACAAAAACAATTAGAGAGAGATAAACTTAAAGAGATAGTACCTGGAATGAATTTAGCACCAGAAGAAAGAGAAATAGCTGCTGATGAAAAAGCTATTGCTAAAACTATAGGTACTGATGCTGTAACAGATGTTAAATTTACACCTATAGAAAAAGGTAGTCTTCAAATAGTATCTGACCCTAGAACACTTGTAGCAGAACAAGCTGCTATGGTTAGCCCTATGCCTACAGCTACTACATATACTGCAGAAACAACACAATCAGATGTAATAAATAAACTTGCAGAGTTATCTGCACAAGTAACATCTTTATCTGAGGGTGCTAAAGTAACTGCAGAAGAAAAAGTACCTACAACTACTAAGGTATCTGACATAACTGCAGAAGAGATAGCATCAGCAAGAACCGTAGAAGGAGCACCTGTAAGAACAGAACAGGCAGGTGAAATGATTTCTGGTTCTGCTGTCAAGATGGCAGATGCAGAACTTGAGATAGCAAAGAATCAAGCAGCACAATCTTCAGCTACTCCAGAAATGACTGTAGCAGGACAGCTAGATAAGTTATTGCAAGACTTTAATGCAGGTAATCCTCCTGCATGGGCATCAGCAGGTATGAGGTCGGCTACAGCAGTCTTAAATCAAAGAGGACTAGGTGCATCAAGCCTAGCAGGACAAGCTGTTGTACAAGCTATTATGGAGTCTGCTGTACCTATAGCAGCACAAGATGCACAGACATTAGCTAACTTAAATATACAGAATCTTAGTAACAGACAGCAGATAGCTGTACTATCTGCACAGCAAAGGGCTACATTTTTAGGTCAACAATTTGATCAGGAGTTTCAAACAAGAACTTTAAATGCAGCTAGAGTTGCTGACATTGCAAATCAAAACTTTAATGCTGAAACTCAAATAGCATTAGAGAATGCTAAGTTAGCTCAGACAGTAGACTTAGCTAATCTAAATAATAGACAAGCTACTGTTATGGCAGAGGCAGCCCAAATAGCTAATTTAGAAACAGTTAATTTAAATAACAGACAACAAGCAGCAGTAGAAAATGCTAAGTCATTTTTACAAATAGACATGGCTAACTTGGGCAACCAACAACAAACAGCATTGTTTAAAACACAAGAGATTGTACGGTCGTTGTTCACAGACCAAGCTGCAGAAAATGCACAGTTACAATTTAATGCTACTAGTCAAAATCAATTGGATCAATTCTTTGCTAATTTACAAACGCAAACTAGACAGTTTAATGCTCAACAATCAAATGCTGTTGAGCAGTTTAATGTAAATGCAGAGATGGCTATTGAGCAGTTTAATGCACAACAAGAAAATGCAAGGCAACAATTTAATGCAAGTAATGGTGTGCTAATAAGTCAAGCTAATGCAGAAGCTAGAAATAAAATTACAACGATTGATAATGCTACACAAAATGCTGTCAATCAATTTAATGCAACAAATGCTTTAGGTCTTACAAAATTAGACTATGAAAAAGAATGGCAGACTTACAATGACATTATGCAGTATGCATGGCTGACAGGAGAGAACGAACTCAATAGAGCAAATGAAGTAACCAAAGCTATCCTTGAAAAAAGTGCAACTACTGAAGCAAGTCAAGCAGCTACTAATCAAGCTTTAATTACTGCTGTAGGTGCATTAATTATGAAAAGTGATACTGCAGCAGAATTAGGTGATGCGTTCCTTAGAGTTATAGGCGTAGGTTCAAATTCAACAGATCCAGCAGCAGGAACAACACCTACCATAAGCACAGGAGGTAGTTCCGAAGGAACAGAATCTGATACGATTGGCTCACAAACAGAAACTGAATTAGATAAAGCACCATAGGAATTTAAAAAATGAAAAAATATATCAAACAATTAGAAAAAATCATAGATAAAAAAATGAAAACTTCTGACAGTAGTAAAGAAGAACAACAAGACATTAAAGGATTTATGGCTAGGCAAACTGTAAAAACAGAAACAACTAAAGACATGCCACAACAAAACATAATAGATGTTGTTGCCGATCTTGTAATTAGTATTCGTAAACAAAGAATGGAATATAAAAATGCTAAAGAAGTTTCTTGATCCCTCACAATTAAATGCACCAATTCCAGGTATGTCACTTGTGGCACAGCCTAAGAATGGCCCGTGGGAAAGCCCACCAGAAATTAATACAGTTGAAGAAGCATCAATGTATTATGCAGACATGCTACTAGATCCTGAAAGTCAAGACAATATCTTATTAGCTTTAGAAATGAAAGGTTCTATAGAAGTTATAGCAGAAGTAATAACAGTATCTTCTACTATGAATGGGATTCATACTTTAGATATAGCATTTTTAATTAATCCTGTTGTAAGAGAAATGCTGAGATATATAGGTGACATATCAGATATTGAATATATAGATTCATACGATGATATACAAAAAGAAGATAAGTTGCCATATCGAATAGCTAAGAAAATTATTGAAGATGTTGTTGAAAAAGATGAGACTCCTACAGCAGACACTGCAGTTAAGTCTGGTTTAATGGCTAGAATTGAAGGAAGGAATGTACCACAATGAAAATAAATTTTTCTGAATTTTTTGCTCCTTTACTTACTGGTGCTATAGGAGAAGTTAGCCGTCAAGCAGATGTTTTAAAAAGTCAAGCTCTTGATTATGTAACTAATGCAGCTCAAAATGTTTTAGCATATAACGATAATGAATATAGAGCTAGTGAAAGAAAAAGAATTACCTACGAAGGTAATATGAAAATCTTACAAAAACCATTAGAGCAGTTATACACTGCTGCAGGTAGACCAGGATTTATGGACTACGATAAAGTATATGCACTTTTATCTAATGACCCTTTAAGAGCTGCTTTCCTAAAACAAGTGCAAGATGAAGATCCTACTATTCCAGGCAATGCAAAACGTATATTAGATAGAATACAAGTTACAGGAGAACAAAACTTTAAAAATAAAAATGAAGTTATTAAAGCTCTTATAGATCCTAGATACAAACCAATACCAAAAGCAAGAGCAGTTCGTATGCCTTTTGGTTTAGGGGAAAAAGAAGTAATGAGAGCACAAGAACAAATTATTGAAAGTACTTTTGCAGGAAGCCCAGAATTATTAAGAGGTCAAATGTATAAAGGTTTAGGAGTAAAACCTGAAATCTCAGGAATTATGAAACCTGATGCAATAATGCCTTTTAATGACAGTCAATTTACATCTGTATTAAAAAATGCTTACAAAGCCATAGCTCCTAAATATTTTAAAAGTATAGGAAATACAAAGTTTCAAGGCTTCCAAGAAGACCCAAGAACTGGTGATTTAATAATAAGTTATCAAGGTATTGCAGATAATGAAAAAGAAAAAGATGGTACGTTTACAAGAAGTAGAGTAAGAGATGCTATTAGAAAAGATTTTTTATCTAGTGTTATACCTCAAATAATGCAAACAAGAGAAACAGAGGAAGGCACTGTATATGAAATATCAAAAACGTATGCAGCTAAATTAAATACTATGTTTGATTTGTTTGGTGTGGATGATGCTCTTAAAGAAGCAGGTTTGCCTGGAGGTAAGTATATACCTCGATTAGGAGAGGCAGAAGAAGGTACAGCTACTAGTAGAGTTAGATTAGATCCTGTGCATTTAGAACTGATGGGAATAGAAACAGGTGTTACAGATAAAGGTGCTACAGATGATAAAGGTACTACTGCTGTTAAAAAAGAAAAAGAAAAACCTGTTATTAAATATACATCTGGATTTGAAAATAGAAAAAAACAATTTAATGAAAGTATTCCTAGTAAATTTAAAAATTTTATAGTAGAAACTTTAGGAGGTTATGATGCTGAACCTTTTACAGAAGAAGAGAAAGCCAATATTCCTATAAAAAAAATAGTTGATTTTATTCAAGAAAATTATGGAACAGGAAGTGTTGGCCCCTCTGGTAAAGCTGCTTATCCTAAACTTACCCAAGAAGAATTAAATACTATTATAGATATAATGATTTATAGACATGGTGCTCCAGACACTTTAAAAAATAGAGAATTAGCAAAAGAACAAATCCTTAATCCTAAAGATAAAAGCATAAATTTAATTAGACCTAGGATTATAGAAACAGAAAAAGAAGATAAAGTTGAACCAGGACAAGTTACACAAGCAGGTATTGTTGATTCTCCTGTAGGAAAAATTACATACTATAAAGGTTTAAGAACGCAAGCTGAAATAGATAAAGTAGTAAGTGATCTAAAAAAAGAAATAGATAAGATTCAAAGAGACACTAGAAAAAAAGCAGCTAAAAATATTCAGCAAGATCCTAAATCTATGGAAAGAGAATCTCAATTACAAAGAGATTTAGAATACTATTCTAAGCTAGAATCTACGTATTCTAGTCACTATTATGGTAAGTTAGAAAAAAATAAATAATGCCAAATCAATTTGATCCTTTATTTCAAAAGTATGGGGAACAGCATAATGTTCCCTTTCCTTTAGTTAAAGCTGTTGCTGAACAGGAGTCTAATTTTAATCCTCAAGCAAAAAGTAATAAAGGTGCTGTGGGGTTAATGCAGTTAATGCCTCTTATAAGTAACACATACATTCCTAAAGAAGATCCTTACAACGCAGAATCAAATGTAAAAGGTGCTACTAAATTTTTAGGACATCTTTTACAAAAGTACGATGGTGATCAAGAAAAAGCATTGATGGCATACTATGCAGGAGAAACTTTAGTTGATAAATATGCGAGTCAAAACAGAGAACTTCCAAAAGACATACAAGGTTATGCCACAGGAGTTTTAGATAAACGTCAAAAGTACGTAAAAAAACCTGTATTTGATTTTGATTATACTGACGATAGCCCTAAAAAACCTGTATTTGATTTTGATTATACTGACGATAGCCCTAAAAAATCAACAGAAAAAGAAACACTACCTACTACCACAACCACTAAACCTGTATTTAATTTTGATTACACAGAGGACAAACCTGAACCTCCTGTTGTGCTTACTACCCCTGCAGATAAAAAACCTAAGTTAAAAGTAGAACCAGTAAAAGAAGAATACAGTTTAACTGATAAATTCTTTCAGTTTTTTGGTGCAGATGCTATACCTGAAGAAGCTCCTAATAATGAAGAAATAAAAGAGTTACTTTATAGACAAGCAATACCTGCAAAAGGTGTGACTAAAGATGATGTTTATAATTTAACTACAGATAAGAATATAAAAATTATAAGAGACTATATGGTAGCTCGATTAGGATTTGAAGGCAGATTTAAAAAGGATGAATCTAGAGAAAATTATATAAAAAGATTTTTATCTCACATGAGAAAAGTAGAATTTAATACGGGCCTTGGTTCTGTTCCTGAGTTAAATTATGTATACAAAGCAGGGTTAGATGATTTAAAAAAAATAAAAGCAGCACATGATTTGTACGATAGCATCCCTGACTTTTACGAAGAAGGTGGAAGTCTAAGTGGCATACCTGAAAGTTTATTTTATTTAGTATTTGATCCAACTAACCTTGTGTCTTTAGGAGCAGGTGCTGCCGTAAAATATAAACTTGCCAGACAAGGAATAAAAAGTTTAATTAAAAGAAGGTTCACAAGTATGACTGCAGGAGCAACTTTAGAAGGAACTCTAGCAGGTGCTGATGCTGCTGTACAAACACAAATAGATATAGAGTTAATAAAGACATCTCAATTAGCTGAATTACAAACTCAGTTAATGCAAGAAGGCTATAGTGAACAAGTTATAAAACAAGCTATTGTCGATTACAGAAAAGAATTAGATGAATCTAAAGAAGATTATTTAAATATAACTCCTCAAGATTTAGCTCTTAGTACAGGAATAGGAATTACTTTTGGAGCTATTGCAGGATTTGGTCTTGGAGGCATTCCTAAAAAAACATCAAAAGAAGAGTACCTAGAATTTTTAGAAAAGAAAAAGAAAGAATTAGGTACTGCAGTAGAATCTCCTAAAGGTAAAAAGTTACGGGAAGCCTTTGATGATTTCATGGCTAAAGAGTTTGAAGATAAAAATATTGCAGATGTAAAAAACAAAACTAAAGTACCTCCTAGTCTAGATCCCGATAAAGTATTATCAGGCAGAAAAGTTTTAGATGAAATAGATCAAACAGCTTTTCCATCAGACATGACAGAAAATAAACTTAGGGATGATCTTGATAGAAAAATACTTAATCTTTCATTTGATTTACTAACAGCAGACGATACCTTTAAAGATTTAAGACAAGACTTTTTAGAAAAGAAAATTAGAATATCAGATGTAATTTCTAGAGTTATATCTACTGTTGATAGAGGTGACTTAGATCAGGATGTGTTTGAGGGAGCTTTAACAAGAGCAGGTATTTCCATGAAAGAGTTAGAAAACATACTATTGACAACACCTTCTGAAGCTGCTTCTAGATTAGGAGCTAGAGGTGCTCTTTCTAGAAGATTGAAAAAAGGCATAGAGTTAGGAGATCCTCAACTTAAAAAATTAATTGATGATGTAAAAGCTGCTGATTTAAATAGAGAAAAAGATATGGATTTTTATCAGCTTCCTTTTGATTTTATTAGAAGACTAGAAAGAGAATCTAAAGCCTTAGTCGTATCTTCAATAGGAACTACTATACGTAACGTATACGGTACTACTATAGGTTTAACTATGGACACTGCTGCAAAAACTTTAGAAGCAGGTTTATACTATACTAGTAAAGGATTAGCAAGTGCAGTCACAGGAAAAGTAAATAAACCTATGACTGAATCTTTTGCTGCAGGAGATTTTAGTAATTTTATAAGAGATTCTTTTGGTAACATTCCACAATTACTTAACTTAACTAGAACTGCAGAAGAGTTTGATCTTGTACTTGCTGACAATCCAAGAATAAAAAATTTATTATTAACATCTTTACAAGAAGTTGGAGACAGACCTCTATCTGTTGTATCTAGATATGCAAATACTTTAAACGTAGCACAGGATGCAGTGTTTAGAAGAACTATGTTTGTACAAAGTGTTAAAAGACAACTTAGAGCACAAGGTATGGAGCTAAATGACTTAATGGCTAGAGGTGCAAAAGTACCTATGAATGTTATTAAGAATGCATCTGATGATGCACTTAGAGGTACATTTTCTTATAGCTTTAGAACACCTGTAAAAGGTGCATATGTAGAAAGAATAGGTAGTGAGTTTGCTAGATCTTTTATTGAAAGATTAGAAAGTTTACCAGGTGGTAGTTTAATTGTTCCTTTCCCTCGATTCATAGCTAATGCTATGGCATTTCAATATAGATACTCTGTGTTTCAAATACCTGCAGCAGCAGGTAGAATGATGGAGGCTCTCAGTGAAGCTACTCTAACTAGAAATAAATTATTAAAAGCAGGTAAAGGAAAAAACTCTGCTGAGATGTTAGAACTAGATGCCAAAATAAATGCTTTATATCGTGATGGTCTTATGAGAACTGCTAGAGCAACAGTTGGTTTAGGAGTTATGTCTTGGTCATATCATCACAGATTAGTAAATCAAGATAAGTCTGAATGGTATAACATAAACTTAAAAGACGGTGGGCAGATAGATACCAGAGCTATATTTCCAATAGCACCTTTCTTAGCCATAGGTGATTACTTAGCTAAGATGAAATTAAACAGGACAGATGAGCTAACAGGTAAACAGCATATGAATTATCTAGAGGCTATTATGGGTATAAAATTACAACCTGAAAGTTTTAGAGGATTTTTAGATAGAATGCCTGAACTTCTTGCAGGTACAGAAGGAACTGCTAAAGAAAGAATACAACAAACTTTAGGAGAAATGTTTGGTGACTTCTTTAATAGATTTCAACAACCTGTTAAACCTGCATATGCATTGTTTGATATGATGGAAGAAGAAGCACAAGTAGCTAGAGACACAAGGCAAATAGAAGGAGATAACATATTTACAGAAGCTCTAACAAATAAAGTGCTAAGTTCTGCAGGAGCACAAGGCCCACTTTTTGTTGGAGAAGCCTTAGGAGTAGGCACTAAATTAGATTTACCTGAAGCTGTTTCCTTCTTTAATAGAAATCCTATAAAAAGAGGAGGAGAATTATTTACGCAGCTACAAGGTTTTAGAATAGTCCCTGCTGTAAATAGATTAGAACAAGAGTTTATGAATCTAGGTATTAATGCTTACGAAATACAAGGATATAAAACCAGAGGGGATAGAAAGTTTGACATGGCTTTAAGAAAAAATGCATTGCCTTTCTTAGAAGAAATGATACCTGTAGATACATATGAATTTGGTTACTACAGAAATCAACTCGATAGACAACAGAAAAAAGAGTATCTACTAGATCGTGTAAGTACAGCATTACAAGCTGCAAGAATACACACTGAAGGATTGCTTAGTGATTTACCTGAAACTCAAACAGCTAAACGTAAGTTTAGAAGTTTAACTGCAAGAGAGCAGAGAATTATTAATCAAAAGCATAAGCAAGATCATGGTAAGACTTTAGATGAAAGTCAAATGTACTACAGATTCTATGACTATTTAGCTAAAATACTAGAGCCTCAGAAAGAACCTAAAAAAGAACGTAAACTACTAATAGATCGTTAGTCTATCTCTTTGCTTCTTTTAAATACTCAGCTAAGTTATGTATGTCTATATCTGATAAAGGTCTAGCCATCATTATCATTAGTGCAGAGTTAGGCCCAACCTCAATACCATCCCTATAAGTTTTTAATCTATCTATCGTGTAATCAATATCATTACCAGATACCTTTGGGTAACTAGCCATGCCCATACCTGCAGGGCCATGACACTGTTTACAGTTCTGCATAAACTTTGCCTCACCCAGTACTGCATCACCTGCAGATACTGGGTTAAGAAGTAAGGCTAGTAGTAAGGTTATTATCATGCAGCTATCCTTTCTTTAGTTGTAGACCACCCCCAATCACCTACCATCCCAGAGGCATTGTAGTCCGTCACAACACCCTCAAAGAAGTTCTTAAGGGTATCACCCCCAACAATCCAATCGAGCCATTCTAGAGGGTTCTCCTTGACTTTAAAGTTACCTTTCAATCCTAGTTGTATCAATCTCCTGTCAGCTATGTATCGAATGTACTGCTTTACGTCATCTGCTGATAGCCCTTCTACTGCTCCCATCTCAAATGCTGTATCTACAACAGCATCTTCTAAGGCTACCCCATCCCTGAACATCTGATATATATCTTTCTTGAACTCATCAGTAACTATTCTAGGATGTTCCTTACAGTATTCCCTGAATAACTTGACCATACCCTCACAGTGCATTGTCTCATCTCGTACAGACCACTCTACAATCTCACACATACCCTTCATCTTACCGTATCTCTGGTAGTTTAATAGCATAACAAAGGCTGAGAACAAGGACATACCCTCATTCATTACAGACCTGGCAATACCTTTGCCTAAACCTGTAACTGAGTTTGTATCTAGGTCTGTCATAAACTCTATCTTTTCTTTCATCTGCTCGTACTCTAAGAAAGCAGAGTATTCTTCTTCAGGTAATCCTAAAGTATCATTGAGTAGTGCATAGCTACGTTGATGTACAAACTCTCTGTTTGTAAAGCTAGTCAGCATAGCTCTGATTTCATTGTTCTTAAATTTTTGTATGTAATGCTCTAGATAATTTGTACCTACAGCTACATCACTTTGAGTAAACAGTCTAAGTATCTGAGTAATATGATTCTTTTCTACCTCATTTAATTTACCTGACTGCCATTGGGCTACATCATCCTGCAACTTACACTCCCACTCACCCCAGTGAGCCTTCTCAGACTTGACAGCAAACTCAACTGCCCAAGGATATTTAAATGGTTTATATACTGTGGAACTAGACGTAAGACTCATATATACTCCTCTAATTGTAAGGGAAAAAAAAGGGGTACTGGACGTACCCCAAACTTAGGAAAAACATGTCACTTAAAGTATACTCTGTTTTACACAGAAATAATACTAATTCAAGACTTTTTTTTGTACTTCTTCTTAGATTGTTTCTCTTCCTCGTATTCGACTAAGAAATTACCACCCACTGTGTACCAATCCAGTACAGGTTGTAGGGCTTTTTGTATCTTTATAAGCTGTATTAAATCTTCCTGCTGTACTTCTGTAAGAGGAATCCTATAACCTTTTTTATATTCTTCAATCTCTCTTTCTACATCCTCATACGTTTGTCTTAAAGTTTGCTTTGTAATCTTAGCCGATAGAACTTCATCTATCTCGATTAACATTTTATAGCACTCCGTCTTTGGGATTATAAATTCCTTTAGTGGGAGATGTTTTATTTAAATCTTGAATGCTTACTTTTTTTCTACTCTTTATCCACCCCTTAGGAATATTCATTCTACCATTGCTCTCTGGTTCAGCCCATGTAGTAGCTATCATTACAGCTTCTTTACTTTCTGCAATCAAAAATCCTACAGATAATACATCAGCTAACTCAGCTTCTCTTGTATCACTCCAACCGTGGTCAGACAAAGCATCTTTCCACCGTATGACTTCTACGGAATTAGTATCTACCTTATCACTTTTCTGGGTTTTATTCTTGGTTGTCTTTATCATTTAAGTCTATCAATTTTAGTTTACTTAAAGGTACCTGAAAGAAAAATTCTCCCTTAGGTACAAACTTATTAGGTACTTCTACTACTGGCGATGCAGCCACATCTTCACCTTTGATATAAAAGGCATACTCTTGTTCATTATTAATGATGAAAAAATGTGTCGGCTTATCGTACTTATCTTTGTCCAGATACTTAGCTTTTCTGTGTGGTATCTGGCATGTTCTATACTTAAATTCTTTACCTTTCCAAGCACGTTTGATTTCAACTTCACAATAATATTCTCCATCAATTAATAAGTCAGGGCCATATCTATCTGGATTATCTATAACAGTTCTACCTTTTGATTCCCAGTAGGCTTTGCCCACATCCCTAGCTAGTTTATCGTTCTGTTTGAACAATTCATAATCGAATTTTTTTCTTCTATCCATGGCAGCTTATACACTCCTCTGAATCTTTTAATGCTTCTCGTTGAATTTGTGTACCAACTTTCTCAGCTTGATTGCCTGAAGAGGTACGAAGATAATACAATCCTTTCAGTCCACCCTTCCATGCTCTAATATGAACAGAGTTGACATAACTCTTATCACTTCCTGCAGGAAAGAATAAATTAACAGATTGTCCTTGACATATATATTTTTGTCTATCAGATGCGTGTTCGATTACCCACTCTTGGTTAAGTTCAAACGCAGTTTTATAAGTATCCTTTTCGTAGTCTGTAAGATTATCTAGGTGCTGAACTGAACCCTCATGGTTAATAATACTTTTCCATGTAATTTCATTGTTCATCTTATACTTATCTAGTACTGTAGCTAAATACTTATTTTTAATTAAGTGAGATCCTGCCCTCGTCCTATGCACATACGCATTCGACTTAACAGGTTCGATACTAGCAGTACAGCCACAAATAATACTGCTATTGGCATTAGGAGCAATAGCAAGAAGATGTGCATTACGAACACCAGTACCAAAAAGATCACCTGGTGAACCACGTTTTGTTGCAAGTAACTTTGTTTCCAATAAGGCTTCATCTTTTATATGCTTAAATATTCTATTGTTTAAAGATTTAGCTACAGGACTTTCAAATGGCGTGTTGTATTTTTGTAAGTAACCATGAAATCCCATAGCTCCCAACCCTAGTGACCTCTCTCTTAATGCACTTATCTTAGCTTTTACAATATCTCTAGGAGCATTATCTATAAATGCTTGTAGTACATTATCCAGAAAACGAATCAAATCTCTTACCATCGGGGTAGTTCTCCAATCATCAAACTTTTCTAGGTTGACTGAAGACAAACAACATACAGCAGTTCTATCTTTATTTGTAGGTAAGTGAATCTCATTACATAAGTTACTACCATGAATCTTTAAACCTTGTTGCTTTAAAGCTTCAGGCATTGCTTCGTTAGCTGTATCAATAAAGTTAATGTATGGAGAACCTGTCCTGAACCTAGTTTCAAGTATACGTTCCCATAACTCTCTGGCTCGGATTCTATCTCTGTATAGACCAGTGTGAGGATCTTTCAGTTCAATCACCTCATCAGACTCAAGCCGTTTCATAAACTTATCAGTTACATTAACAGCATTGAATAGGTTAAAGCATTTCCTATTAGCATCACCGCCAGTAGGCAACTTAAAATTGATAAACTCAATAATATCAGGATGATCAATATCCATGTACGCAGCATAGCTTCCCTTTCTAGTTTTACCTTGTTTATATGCAGTCATTTGACTATCTACTACTTTAAGGAATGGGATTGGCCCTGGAGCCTTATCACTGACAGCCCTTACATCTGACCAATGACCACCAACCCCACCACCCTTTACTGATAACCAAGCAACTTCTGTATTGTGTGCAATTAAATCCTCTAATGTATCACCCACATAAGTTAAGAAACAACTAATAGGTAATGCCTTAAAAGATTCTTTTGGTTTAGGTGCATTACTAAGGACAGGACTAGAAAACATAAACCATTGTTTACTAGCATAATCATATATCCTCTGAGCAAAATCATAATCACCGTCACAGTATGCTAATGATGCCCTAGCAAATGCTTCTTGTGGAGATACCTCAGACTTTAGCATGTAGTAATCTCTTAACAGTTGAGTTGCCTGTTCACTAAGCAGTGTATCTCTACTTACATCTATGTTTATTTTGTCATACTTCATCACCAGTTGACTCCCTTAGTTTCTTTTAATAACTTTATCATAGCTTTGAGATACCATTCAGCTTTTTCTGCATCTTGCAAAGGCTTACCTTTATTCCACATTCTCATAATGTATTTAAGAATATTACCTTGGCAATAGGATATAGCTTCATGTTTACCTAATGTATCTACAATCACATCATAGGTTTCATACTTACCTTTGTTGTAATGTTCAGGGCTATTTACCATATCTTCCTGTTTTAAATCTTCTTGCACTCTATTTAAATAATCTCCATATAAACTCATTATGCAGTGCCTTCAGTCTTAGTCCAACGACTTAGCTGAATTACATTACTCTTTGATTTACTTGAATCAATTTCATCTATGTTCATCTTATTCATTTCTTCTCCTACTTTAAAAGCAAACTCAGGGTCAGAGTTCATTAAATTAAAACAGGCTACTAGTGCATAAGTAACTTCAGACAAGTAGTCAGCATCTTCATCATTAAGTTTTTCAGTAGGCATCATAACTGCATTGACATGCACAGTAGTATCCCACTCACCTTCCTTAGTAAAGTTAGGTCTAAGAACTACAGCAGTATCATCTTTCTGTATTGGTATACCTTCTTCAGGGTCAAATTGTTTTGTTTCCATATCCATAATCAGTCCTTAAATTTAAGTTCTTGTTGTACTTCTCTCTTAACAATTATGTCCATAACATTTCTAAATTTATCTCCATGAACTTTACTAGACCTATTAGGATTCTTAATTGTTTCTTGTACGACTGGGTTTCTCTGTTTAATCATTCCCTTACCCTTTCTTTTCTTTTGGAAACTTGATGAATTTTTCATTCGTTAGCTTTTTAATTTTAGTTATTTCATTAATCCATTCATCTGGAATTTCTTTGGTAGAATATTTAAACTCATATCGTTTACACCAATCAGCATATGTAGTTTTAGAAATCTTATTTATCTTCCTTCTACTGCTTTCAAATACAAATCGAATGTCCAGATTAGGATGTTGTTGTTTAATTAATAAATGTTTTCTCCTATCTATCGGAGTAAACAATCCTTTAGATTCAATAAGAATCCCGTTTGGTAGTATAAAGTCAGGTGTATATTTCCTGTAGGCTAAATCTTCCCACTCAATTTTCAATGGTTCATACTTAGCTTTTACACCCTGTTCTTTTAACTTGTCTTGTATCTTTTTTTCTAGTCCACTACGAACCCCCCTTCTTCTAGCTGCGGCATATGCCTTACCATTAAACACCTCGTAACTCCGTATAACATACCATCGGAGGTATCTCTGCTCTCGATACAACTGACGGTCTTTCTTTTAGAGTAGGCCAACATTCATTCCTGTAACTACACCAACCACATTCCCGACACAGCTTACGATTACCTGTGAGTTTTTTGTAGTAAGTTTCTGGCTCATCACTATATACTCTACGAAAAGAATTTTTATCTA